CCTTCGGTTAGTTAGTGCCGCTATTATATTTCACAAATTCGTCTAAGTCAACAGTTAATTACTAGTCCATAACCACTTAATCTTACCACAATCATAAATCCTATACAAGCCTAATTTGTGGCAGTTTTCACGCTCGCTGAGAGTTGAATCAAACCTGTCACCAAACCGTGATTGTAGATTACTTCTGCGAAACAAAGATTTGTGCTTTCGTGTATCTCTGTCGATCACCTTGTAATCTGGTGCAAGTTCAGCGACCTTAACAAAACCCAACGCTTCATACATCCCACCAGAGAACCAACTTTTATCTGAAAAGCTGAAAACCTGTTTTGGGTTATACTTGTTCTTGAAGTAGTTGAATATCTTAGACGCACCGCCGACCACTGAACACGATGTTGCGTATCTTGTCAATTCGTAAGTGCCTTCGACAATCACACCCCTGTTAGAAGTGTTGGATGAGAACTGCATAACCGCAACCACATCTTCGCCGTGCATTAGTGCTAGATGAATCTGCGACCCAGATTTGCCCTGAATGTGGTTTTTGTTCAAGAACTCGTTAGCTTTCTTTGGGTCTATTTCGACCACCTTACATTTCCTAGCAAACACACGTTTCTCAATCATACCCAAAGACTGCTTGATATAACTCTTTACAAGGTCTTGCTTATCTCGCCAATCATCCTCAAATACATGCTTAATTGAGACACCTTTGGATGCGGCTAAGTTAGTCTTGTGTTCGTGCCTATGTATTGCATCAGGCCAAGCGTCAGAGTGCCAGTATAGGCCGTTGAACTCAAAGCCTATATTCTTCTCTGGAACATAAACATCTATCTCCTTACCCTCAAGTATTGTTCGGTCTTTGGTTGTTACGAAACCTAACGACTCTACGAAGGTTCTGAGTTCGTTTTCAGCAGACCCAAACTTCTTGCATTTTGGGCACCCTTCACACCCAGTTAAATGCGAACCTGCCTCTTGTTCAAATTCCAAATCGTGAACCTTACATTTTAATGTAATATAACCTGAATCGTTGGTATACATCATTGCGGCATAGTCGTACTTGTCGCCGTGCTGTTCAACAGACTCTTCTATAAACTGTTCGCGCGGCTTAACCTTCATAAGTCTTACAAACTCTTTAGCACACTCCTGACAACCGTGGTCGGACTGATATAGTTTCTTAGGTCTAAGTTCAAACCTACCGTGAGTCTTGCAGAAGAAGTACGTTTTATTCTCCCAGCCTTTATACTCTGTTAAATTTAGGTCAAACCTATCTCCATGCTTTTGAGTTATGCGTTCCCTGTACTCGTTTTCAAACACTGTGTTGTGATTTACAGGTCGCCCCATATAAACATTACTGTGCTTTTGAATCTTGCGGCAATTCGGGCAACACTCTTTACTTAGGTGATTACTAGCTTGGCGTTCAAAGATGTGGTTACACAGCTTACAGACGATAGTAAGCCGCGACCTAGCATCAACGTATTCATCTTCGTTGTATGTAAATACATCCCCAAACCTTTCTAACGATCTCGTTATGAAAGTTGGGTAGTCCATTCGCGTTGTCTTTTGTCCAATCATTGAGGTATTTTACAACTATCTGTAACCATCGTCAAGCCTCACACAAACAAAAACCGCCCCGAAGGGCGGTTTGCACTAATCCTTGTGAGATTAGTTGTTGATGCTGGTGAGGCGAGCAATACCTTTGCGGTTAAACGAGGCAAAGTTCGCGTACTGCTTAACGCGGACGATTTCGTTGTCTTTGGCTTCCTGCTTACCAATCGACTCAACCATGATACCACCCGGAACAGACTCTGGGTGAATACCAGATACACCGATCTTCTGGCTACCGTCATCCCAGTTACCAGCCCATACAGATGCAAGCGCACCGCCGCTCAATGCGGCACCGTTGGCCGTCTCGACAACACTCAGGAACGTGTTCTTGAACACCGGAATCGACTCATAGCCAATCGTGGTGCGACCATCAGGCAGGTTGATAACCCAATCACCCGGAACGCCACCAAGAGCACGCAGCAGAACCTTATAGGAACGCATAGTGCGAGCAGGCATCATGATCCAGTCAGTCTCGCCGTCCTTCGACAACACCAGATCAAGCATCTCATCAAGCAGTGCGAACGAAAGAGCCTGACCAGCCGAAGCGGTGGTGTATTGGCCAGAATCAACCATCGAGTGCAGCGAGTTCATGTTCGGGCTGATACCGTCGCCGGTAGCCATGCCAGTTTGGAACAGGCGAGCAATCGACTTAGCCTTGGAACCGATTTCGATAGCGAGTTGATCTACGCCAGCGGAAGCGTTCTGTGCTTGGACGAGGCCATCCATTTCCACGTCGCCAATCAACTTGGTGGAAGTAAAGGTGTATTGCGTGAAGGTTGCAGCAGCCTTAGCAGTGATAGCAGCATCAACAGCGAACAGGCCAGCATCACCGAGGGCGTTCTCGCGGTTGCACACAATCGCTTGGCCGCTATAGCCAGCAAAAGGCAGAACAGAGAACATAGGATTTACGCCAATGATGTCAGCGATTACACCCTGAACAATCATGTCATTAGTCAGTTTACCGGCTTCGGCAAGGGTTTGTGAGGCCATTTTACATCTCCTTAATAAAAAGTTGGGTCAAACATTGAGTCGTTGGGCCTGACCCAACTTTCTACTACTTATGCGTTAGGCCGTTGCGCGTTGCTTCAAGCCTTCTGCAATTTTTTGAGTACTTGACATCTTACTAGGGTCAAGACCACTCGAACTACGGTTGTTAGGACTTGCACCAGCCCCCTTGGAAGGCTTTCGCAGGAAAGATTTCTTATCAGCCAAACCTTCAAGATACTCGCGGGCGCTAATCGGTGTCTTACCATCTTTACCGAAAATCAGATTACCGTGTTCATCTCGTGGTACAGCTTTACCGCTTTCGTCCATAATAAACACTTGGCGACCTTGCATCAGAACGAAGTCCAACGCAGACGGTTCAAAATCAAGTGACACATACGCTTCACGAAGCTGACCATCAATTACCAACTCAGCCAGCTTCTCTTCTTTCTTCTTCAAGGTTGCTTCATACTCAGCCATCTTAGTTTCTCGTGCAGCAATCTGAGCATCATAATCGCGCTTCATCGCCTCAACACGCCGAGCAACAACCTCTTCCGTTTTACCTTCAGCCAACAGACGCATTTCCTCATTTTCCATCATCTGCTTCTGAAGATTTTTAATCTTCTCAATATCCACACCCTCAAACTGACTAAGCTGTTCGCGGTGTTTCTTTTCCTTCTCGATCAACTCTTGGTTCTTCTTTTTCAAACCAGCAACAGTTTCATCGATCTTAGCTTGCAAGATAGCTTGGATTTTCGGATCATTCACATCTACTGAACTACCGCCGCCACCAGCACCACCAACAGATCCATCACCTGCTTCGTTACGGTACATTTGCGCTTGACGCATTTTGAAATAAGACATTTGTTTAAGCTCCTTGAGCAGTTGAATGTAACACCACTATGATGTTACTGTTGGTCATATATCATACTTTTTCGGGAATGTCAAGTGTTTTGGTCTTGATTCTGTTGCTTATTTTCGTTACTTGTTGAAGACTGTTGAGGATTTGTTACTTTGAACAGATCAACAGCCTTCTCAATACGCTTAAATTCTTCTTCAGCCGACACGCCGGGTTCAGCCAAACCAGCATCAGACAACTTGGCGTAGAATGTCTCGTAAGACATCAAACCAGCCTGAACAGCTTGGATCAAAGCCTGAACCATGTTAGGTGACATCTCGGCACTGACAAGTTCCTTGTTCAATACAATCTCGGCTTCTTCAGGATTAGCACCTTCCCATTCAGCAGCCCACTTCAAACACTTATTAAGGCCCATCTCAACTGTCGCAAGGATAGACCCTAACGTAGATACAGCAAGCGCCTCACGGATTCTGGAACCTGTGGCAGTCTCGATCAGCGTTTTGTTATTCTTACCTTCAGCCACGCGAGCACCTAAAGCCGCCATAGTCTGTTCCATCTTGTCCATATATTGTCTAACAGGATCAAGACCTTGCCCTTGAAATTCTAAAAATCCAACCTTCGATCCAACATCGGGTAGGATCAAGGACGAGTCGGCTCCGAGTTTCAGTTCAAAGTTCTCATCAGGCTGCAAGCCTGTGATATAGGGCGTTGGCACACAAATTACGTGAATGGCATTGGCATAATCGCAGCTTACTTGGAATGAAATCTTCTGGACGTTAGCCAGATCAAGCAGCGGAGGACGCCCAATGTTTGAGTCGAGACCGTTCGGCCCAACAAACACAAATGGCATATACTCAATTGGCTTACCGAAGTTCTCAGGGGTATAGGTTTCTGTAATGATGTAGGGTTCTTTATTCTTAGTCTTCTTGTCGGTGTTTTCACGCCACACACGAACAACATACTGACCGTCAATCAGCCGAATCTCACGGAATCCTTCAACTTCCTTAACCTCATAAGGGTCATCAGGATCGGGTTCTAGTTTATCTTCTTCAAGAACGATAAACTCACCATCACGCCAATTGATTACGTCATCAGCGTCATACATTACAAAATAAGGTGCGCCACCATCAACAGGGCGATCAAGCAACAGACCCGCACGACCTGTCTTCAGGGCTTCAACACACAAGGACACCGCGAGTTCTGTAAGCGACGTACCGTTACCTGTAGCATCATTACGCAAATACTCAAGTTTCTCAGGAAGTCGGATTGCAGGTGCTACGTTAAACGTGCTACCTGTCAGGGCATCAATGGTCTTGGAGAAAGCACTATAGAACACACCGCGATCAACGTAAGCCTTAAACTTGCTTGCGCTTTGCCCAGACAGCATAGGAACGTACTTCTTTGCCTTGGACTTGACAACCTGTTCGCCATCATAGAAGTCCTCAAGGAACTCGTAGATTTCTTCGTATTCTGATAGCTGTGGGTGCTTGCTATTTATAGGCATTCGTCAATACTCCTAAATTATCAGTCGCTTGTATCAGAAGAATTGGTTGTTGTCAAGTGCAAAGACCGCCTTGTGAGCGGTCTAAGGAGATATTGGGTAATAA